CGCAGCACAAGGCGAAGACCCACGCGTGGCACAAGCGCGTGCACAACAAGAGTTGTCTGCCAACGAGTCCAGACAGCAGCAAGAACTCGCGGCTATGCAGGCTAGGACTGTGATGGCAGCGCAACAGCACAACCAAAATCTGACGCACAAACAACAGGTACATCGTCAGAACCTAGAACATCAGCGTGAGCAAGCTGCCATCCGTGCTGAGCAAGCACGCAACAAACCAGAGGAAAAACCTAACAAATGATCAACGATTTCGCACGCGTATTGCGCGAAAAAATACGCACCGATATGAACAACTACGCAGATGACCTCGCCGCAGGCACCTGCCAGACGTTCGAACAATATCAAAAACTCTGTGGGGTGATTCATGGTCTAGCCATCGCAGAGGGTTACTTACTCGACCTTGCAAAGAAAGTTGAAGAATCAGATGAGTGAAATACTCCTGCCTCCCGGTATTCAGTTACCACCCTCCGTCCAACAATTGGACGCTCCAGAAGCAGAAGCGTCAGAGGAAACAAAAGCCTCCGCACTTCCGTATCCCACAGGATACAAACTCTTGTGTGCGGTTCCGCCCGTAGACGAGAAGATTGCTGGGACAGAACTCGACTTAGTTCGAGATACGGCTTCTATGCGCCAAGAAGAGCACGGTACTACTGTGTTGTTCGTCATGCGTGTAGGGCCAGACGCGTACAAAGACACCGCTAAGTTCCCATCAGGTCCTTGGTGTAAAGAAGGCGACTTCGTCTTGGTACGTACGTACTCCGGTACGCGAGTGAAAATTTTCGGTAAGGAGTTCCGTGTCATCAACGATGACCAAGTGGACTGTGTTGTGCAAGACCCTCGTGGGATAACCCGCGCTTAAAGGAGCAGATATGGCTGGAGAACAATTTAAGTTCCCTGACGAAGTTGAAGAAGTCAAAGTAGAAGTCACCGGAGACGATGATTTTGAAGTTGAAGTCGTAGACGATACCCCCGAGCAAGATCGTGGACGTAAACCGTTAGAACGGGAAGTAGAAGACCCGACAGATGATGAAATTGAGCAGTACACCCAAGGTGCGCAAAAGCGTATTAAGGAACTGACCCATGCTCGTCATGATGAACGCAGAGCCAAAGAAGCTACCTTGCGTGAGAAACAAGAGCTAGAAGTTCTTACACAACGCTTGTTGGACGAAAACAAAAAGCTACGCCAAAACGTCAATACAGGTTCCGAACAGTTTACGCAAATGGCTAAAACCGCTGCTGAAGCTGAGTTGGACAAAGCACGTCGTGAATACAAGGCAGCACAGGAGGCTTTTGACTCCGACGCTATCCTTGCCGCACAAGAAGCGTTGCTTGACGCCAAGATGAAATTGGAAAGTGCGAAAAATTTTCGTCAAACCCCTTTACAAGAGGAAAATTTTGAGGTACAAACTACCCCACAAGAACCTCAACGTGTTCAACCGGACGAAAAAACCTTGCGCTGGCAAGCAAAAAACCAGTGGTTCGGAAGTGACGGGTTCGAAGAAATTACCAGCTACGCACTAGGGCTGCATCAAAAACTAGTCAATTCGGGCACCGACCCGCGATCTGATGAATATTTCGAGCAAATTGATGCTCGCGTGAAGTCGAAGTTCCCTGAAGTTTTCGGTGGTAACGAAGACAGGCCAAGGTCCGGTGATACTCCGAGAAAACCTGCTTCTGTGGTTGCGCCTGCGACGCGATCGTCAGGCAAAAAGACTGTTCAGTTAACGAAAACTCAGTTGGCGTTAGCAGAAAAGTTTAAATTAACCCCTCAACAGTATGCTGCGCAAGTAGCGAGATTGGAGAATCAAAATGGCTGAAAACCGTACCCCCCGTGACAATTCGTCACGCGAAAAAGCAACTCGTTATGTTTATAAACCTTCGAGTTCTTTGCCCGATCCAACTCCCGAACCGGGATATGTCTACCGCTGGGTAATGACACATCTTATGGGGAAGGAGGAGCCAACTAATACGTCTCGCAAGTTTCGTGATGGTTGGGTACCGGTGAAGGCAGAAGACCATCCAGAGCTTATGCTGATGGGAAATAGTACTGGTAACGTGGCAATTGGTGGCCTCATGCTTTGCAAGATCGCTACTGAAAGACTCGAAGCCATGAAAGAGTACTACGACCAACAAGCGCAAGCCCAGATGTCTTCAGTGGACAACCACTTCATGCGAAACAACGATCCACGCATGCCTCTGTTCTCGGAGAGAAAATCTACGACGAGCCGTGGCGCTGGATTTGGTTCTGGTTCAAAATAACTTTTTTAGGAGTTTCCTATGGCATATCCCGCAGTCCCTGCTGGCTATGGATTCCAAGCCCGAAATGAGATCGGTGGATTACCCTATGCTGGTTCTACACGTATGGTTCCTATTGCGAACGCGTACTCACAGAACTTGTTCTATGGTGACATCGTTATCCTTTCTAATGGAACCTTAGTCAAAAACACTTACGATCCAACTTCCAGCCCAACCGCTGGTATCGCCGGTACTATCGGTGTATTCGTTGGTTGTGAGTATGTTCAACCCGGTACTAACCAAACCCAACGTGCGCAATACTGGCCTGCCAGCACTGCCACAAACGGTGCTCTTGGCTACGTTATCGACGATCCTCGCGTTGTCTTCAAGGCAGCCGTTGGTTCACAAGGTACTTCATTGGCTAATGCCTCTTCTGGCATGGGCTATATCAGTCCCGCATTCGTTGGCACAAACATGTACCCAATCTATGTTGCAGGCTCCACCACTTCTGGTGACTCTGCTACTGTGATTACCGGTGGTGCAGTTACCAACGGTACAGGTAACGTCCGCGTTACTGCTGGCGCACCTATGCGCGTTGTCGGCGTTGTTCCTGAGACTGCTGTCACCATCACTGGTACAGCAAGCACCTCTGGTTCAAGCACTACTGTGACTTTGACTGCTGCTAACAGCGCAATCACTGCCGGTATGCAACTGATCGCCCCAACTGGTACAGGCTCATTGGCTGGTAACTACATCACTGTCACTAACGTAAACAGCACCACATTAACTGTGAGTTCTGCTATTACTTTGGCGTCAGGCACTGCAGTTACTTTTGTTGGTTACACTGAAGCGTTAGTAACTTGGAACCAAGGTTTCCACAGCTACACCAACGCATCTGGCGTCTAAGGAGTAATTTAAAATGGCTATTTCACGCGCACAACTACTTAAAGAACTCCTCCCCGGCTTGAACGCATTGTTCGGCTTGGAGTACGCACGTTACGGCGAAGAGCACAAAGAAATCTACGAAATTGAGAAATCAGAGCGTAGTTTCGAAGAAGAGACCAAGTTATCTGGTTTCTCCGCTGCTCCTGTTAAGAACGAAGGTCAAGCCATTGCTTATGACAATGCGCAAGAAGCGTTCACAGCCCGCTATAACCACGAGACCATCGCCTTGGGCTTCTCGATCACCGAAGAGGCGATCGAAGATAACTTGTATGACTCCTTGTCTGCACGTTACACCAAAGGTTTGGCTCGCGCTATGTCGTACACCAAGCAAGTCAAGGGCGCTTCTGTCTTGAACAACGGCTTCTCCTCTAGCTACCTTGGTGGCGACGGCGTGTCTTTGTTCTCTACAGCACACCCCTTGGTTAACGGCGGTACTAACAGCAACACCCCATCTACACAAGCAGATTTGAACGAGACTTCCCTTGAAGCCGCCGTTATCCAGATCGCCGCTTGGACTGATGAGCGTGGTCTGTTGATCGCTGCTAAGCCACGCAAGCTGATTATTCCTCCAACCTTGCAATTCGTTGCTACCCGCCTCTTGGAAACAAGCCTGCGCGTTGGTACAAACAACAACGATATCAATGCGTTGAAGAATAACGGTTCGATCCCAGAAGGTTACGCAATTAACCACTTCTTGACCGACGTGAACGCATGGTTCTTGACCACAGACGTTCCTAACGGCTTGAAGATGTTCGAGCGCACTCCATTGCAAAACAGCATGGATGGTGACTTCGATACTGGTAACGTCCGTTACAAATCCCGCGAGCGTTACAGCTTCGGTTGGTCTGATCCATTGGGTGTCTTCGGCTCCTCTGGTTCGTTCTAAAGAAAAGGGGGCCAAAAGCCCCCTTTTTTTGTTTTTTAGTGTATATTCCACACATCTGGGTGATCGGCTTTACCACCACTGCCCCAGCAGACGATGCAACGACCGGTAAAGCTACTTTAGCATAAGGACTTTTTGTCATGGCACGTTCCACATTTGAAGGCCCAGTACTATCTGGCGACGTACGTTTTGGTGCTTTGCGTAACGTAGGTTACACACTGCTCGCTCAAGACGCAAACATTGTTTTAACTAACACTACCACTAACACTGCTGGTTACGGCGGTTCTTCTGGTCAATTTGTTAATGGTAATGGCATCCCTAACAGCGCCGCTACTGTTTACACCCCCTCTTCTACATACCCGCCCACAGCAGCCACAATTACTGCTGACACGGTGTCGACTACCACAGGTACTTTGTATCGTGGCATAGTGATGTATTTGCCTTACGGCTCTAGCATCGTAAATATTTTGATTGATACCAACGTAGCAATCACATTAGATGCAGGTACTGTTGGTACTGTTACTGGCAAAATTGGTAACAACTTCAACACAACTACCTACGGCAGCATTACCACCATGAACGCTGCAACAGGCCGCAACACTGTGGCTCAAACTGGTGCGCAGTTGCTGTCTTGCACTTCAACTACTGGTGATGTAACTTACTCTCCAAATCAAGGTTCTGGCCCTAATAGCAACATCTTGTCTCAAGTTGTGTTGACTATTACTATCCCCTACACAGGCGGTACAAGCGGCACTTTGTCTACGATTACTGCGGGTACGTTCAACATGACCATTGGTTACACCCAACTTGATGGCAACATCGGTAACGCAACAACTTACCCATACGGTAACTTTGACTAATCAGTCCTAGGGGCTTCGGCCCCTTGTTTTTAAACAAGGAGATTGATTATGATGCAAACAGACGTAAAAGCCGTCCATCTAGACGCAAGCGGTGTAGGGTATGCTGGTCGAACTAGAGTTCGCGGTTATCAAGTAGCCCCCGGTGGCACGGCTGGAGAAATTCAGTTTTACGATAACGCTACTACAAATGCTGGTAGGAACTCTTTAACCCTGCACGTCACAACTAACACCGCCGTTATTGCTACGTTAATTCCCGCAGAAGGCATTTTGTTTGAAAACGGGTTTTATGTAGTCCTACCAACCAGCGCATCTATTACGGTGTTCTATGGCTAAGTCCCCAGCATGGCAGCGCAAGGAAGGCAAGAACCCCAACGGCGGCTTGAACGCCAAGGGGCGAGCCTCTGCGAAGAAAGAAGGGATGAACTTGAAACCGCCGCAACCAGAAGGCGGATCAAGGCGCGACTCTTTCTGCGCAAGAATGAGTGGGATGAAAAAGAAATTGACATCCGCAAAAACAGCGAAAGACCCGAACTCTAGAATCAACAAAAGCCTGCGGGCTTGGAAGTGCTGATATGACTAACACACACGATGCAAAAGTAATGGCTGACGGCGCGGCAGTGGTCGTTGGCGTTAGTGGATTTATGCAGTGGTTCCCACCCATTGTTGGTTTAGTGGGCGGCCTTTTGACCGTCTTGTGGTTGGGCATTCGTATCTGGGAGACCGACACTGTTAGAGGCTTGGTGGCTAAGTATGCCAAGCACGAGTAAAAAACAACACAATTTCATGGCTGCGATAGCGCACTCGCCGTCGTTTGCCAAGAAAGTAGGAGTCCCACAGTCTGTGGGCAAGGATTTCAACAACGCCGATAAAGGCAAATCTTTTAAAAAAGGTGGTGACACTATGGCAAGCAAAATGAACCCCGGCTTCATGGCAATGATGGCTAAGAAAAAAGGCACTAGCAAAATGGCTGGTGGTGGCATGACTGGTATGGGCAAAGTAAAAACTGCCGCTCCTAGCCGTGACGGTATTGCTTCAAAAGGCAAGACTAAAGGCAAGCAAATCGTTATGTCCGGTAACACCATGACCGGCAAAATGAACGGTAAGTAAACCATGATGCCCAGTCGCGGGATGGGTGATATAGCCCCGTCCAAAATGCCGAAAGGCGTTAAAAAGGCACGCCGTGACGACACCGACTTCACCCAATTCAAAAAGGGTGGAAAGGTCAAAGCCGCCAAGATGTGTGGCGGTGGCATGTACAAAGGTAAAAAG